ATTCTTGAAAGTGGTCTCGTCTTCAACGTGGCCATTAAACTTCATTATCTCCGTTACCCAGTAAGCCACAGTGCCGCCAATTTGCACGACTGCCACCTCGACCATAGCCCAGATGTCTGCGCTGTACTTATTGTATAGCTTGCAGGTGTCTGTAAAATACGTTAGGTTGTGATAACCCGCACTGCACCCTTTCTGTGCTATATCGCGCAGTTCGGTTTTCGTGAAGTTCGCCATAACCCAACCCTCGAAAGTCTTAGCTCTGCAAATCATTTTGCAACCCTCCGTTTTTCTAACCTGCTTACATTGTACAGGTCGGGCGATAATCTGTCAAGCGGGTCGGTGAAACTTTTCCCAGACTTCAGTTTTTCACCGGAAACGACAAGCAGCCTAGTTTTTCACCAGGCCCCCCTGCCCCTGCCCCTGCCCCTGCCCCTGCGATCCGCCTGTCCGATGGCAAATGATCTTGCCTGAGTCGGACATGGCCTTTAGCGTGTTGATGCTCACGCCAAGATAGCGGGCAGCTTCAGTGATCCTCATCGGCGTTTTCCAACGCAGAATCCGTAATCATAGTCATGTCCGCCCATATGATTAGGTTTCGGTTTCCAACCGCACCTATCCGACGGGTCCATAGCCTCTACCCTGAAAGCCGTTGGCCTTGGCATAGCATTGAATCCACCGCCCAAACACCGCCTGTAAGGGCACGGATCGGCGCAAGGCGGTTGCTTTCCATCGCGATGAACTATTGTCGTGTGCAGAACAGGGTCGAAGTTATCGCCAACCCATACCTCATGCAACTCACAGATGTAATCTGAATATTTTGATACCGAGTCAAATCCCAGCCAAGCGAGCCCACTCAGTTCATATTCTTTAATGAGCACATCATTAGCGAAAAGCCTGTAAACCCACATTACTCCCACCCCGCAGTTGGAGAATATCCTGCACCAGACATCCCTGATGGATCGCCAGGGCTCTTGTGTTCAAATCCTTTTCTCAGCATAATTACTCGCCACGCACGGGCCCAGTTTGCAATCTTGCCGGGTTCGCTGTAAGGACAAACGCACTGTGTATGCCGTTCAATGTCGTAGTCTTTTTCAGCTCGATCACCAAGTCTTCAGTTTTCACTGTCCCCATCTCCCATTATTCTATTGTGTATGATCACTGTATACACTATACCACAATTCTACCCAGGTGTAACCCTTTCTCGAAAATATTCTCAGTTTATTTTGGACACCGTATATATGCGCCAGCCCGCATATTGACGTTTAAACGTTTAAACGTTTTCTGTTGATAACTGAACGGGCGTTCAATTCTGGTATTCTAACTCCTGTTTTCTACCTCCTGCGCGTGGGGTTGGAGGTATGGTCGTCCAGGTGCACGCGCTAGCACCTAACCTATTCTGTTAGCTCTACTTTCTACCTGCGCCAGGTGACCAGATGATCATCTCCACGGCCGCAACAGCCAGAGTGTCATAATGCGTATTATCAGACCCAAACATACGTTCGCTAGCACAATCGGCATAACTGCGCCAATAGTCTAGACTGCTATGCCAGGCCTAACCTGCTATACCGGGCCCAGTAACACGATGCGCCAAGCCCTGTCTAACTTTGTATAACTTTGTGCAAGTCTGCCAGATGTGTAACTTTGTACAAGTTTTCCACTGACACCTACCCTACCCATCGAGACGGGAGGGTGGCGCTGTTCGCACGGAAATCCGTTTATTAAACCGAGTGATACACATTCATTCATGTAGCTACACTCAATGCACCTATTTGTCAGATACCCTTTTAATTGACATATAGGGAGTAAGGATGGCTATATATATAGGGTTATACCACCGCCACTATAGTTGTCTGTAGCAGTGTAATGATGTAGTCTGTATTTTTCCCGAATGACGCGAAAAAGGGGGTTGAATGCTACTGGGAGTAGGGAAGAGAGATTTAGGAATGAATTTGTCAAGGGTCAACGACGACAATGGTGGCGGTGGAGCGAGTGGCGTGGTTAAGCCAAAGCTGCATCATCGTTGTCAACGGACTAGGTGGATGCACAGTATGTGCGCAGTACGTGCTGAGTATGGGTGCATTAAGAAAAAGGTGTAACGGGAGTGTAAACGGGCGGAGAGGGGTGGGAGAGGGGTAGTTGGAGGGAGATAAAGTGAACGGTGGGAACGGAGAGGGTATACTTAAGGGTGAAAGGGGGCTGAGAGGGATTGAATTGGTACAGCCCTCGCAAACAGGGAGTGGTGATGAGAGATGGAAGAAGCGAAGATTGGGCGACGGGTGGTAGTGACCGGGGACGAGAACAACTTAATCGTGTGTGTGTGGTCTGAGAGGGGTATGCTTGGCGTGGCAGGGGCTGCGGAGCCTAAGGTGATATGGAACGCTGACCTGCGTTATCTGAGTGGCAGAAAGGTTGTGTGTAGCGCGAGAGGGAAAACGGCGAGGGAAGCGGTGGATAACCTGTCGGAATTGGCTTGGGAGTGGCACTATGTAACGCTGGAGGCAGTGGAGGCGATAAAGTCTTATGGCGGGAACACCGAGGAAGAAGGCGAGACTGAATAGCGGGGAGGCACTGCAAGTTCGGCAGGATGCGTTCGCCAGGCTGGTGAGTAGCGGGAGTTCTGAGGCGAACACCTGCAAGATACTTATGCTGAGTAAGGCGGAGTATGTGAGTTGGCTTGCGGAACACAAGGGGCGGATCGAGGCGCTTGGGGGAAAGCCAGAGTTCCCGCCGATGTTTTATGAATTGAGGGCGCGGCTGCTGAGTGTGATTGCGTATGCGGACGAGGAGAAGACGCTGGAGGCGGCGCGGCTGCTGATTGAACTGATGAAGCGAGCGGCGAAGCTGGGGCCAGTGCAGACGAAAGCGGTAATGGACTTGTCGGCTGATGCGTACTTTGGGGAATTGGAAGCGGCGATAAAGAACGAGCTTGGGGTAATCGACGTATTGAAGCTGAAGCAGAGGGCGCGGGACGAAAGATTGGAAGTGAAGCGAGGCCACAAGGAAGAGAAGTTGGTCGAGCCTGGCGAGGATAAAGTTGTGGACAGCGTAGTGAAGGAACTGATGGACATCGAAGTATGAGTGAAGCCGAAAAACAGGAAATAGACTGGAAGCTGATGCCGCTGTCCGAGCGACGGCGGCTTTGGCCTAATCTGGCGAATTACTGCCGCATAGGATGGAACGGGCGCTGGGGGAACGAAATGCCAGCGCACCTGCGGTTTATCTGTCGGAAAGTGATGGAGACGGCGCTGACCCCGAATAGTCGGCTAATAGTGTCTACCCCGCCCCGCCACGCGAAATCTCAGATAATGAGTATCAACGCCCCCTGCTGGTTCCTGAGCAAGTTTCCAGACAAAGAAGTAATCCAGGTCAGCAGTACGGCGCAGCTTGCGGAGGAGTTTGGCCTGCAAGCGCGTGAACTGATGAAGGAAATGGAGCCTGTAACCGACGTGGGCATAAATACGTCGTCGAGGGCGCGAGGACGGTGGCGCACCCAGCCTAAAGAGGGTATACAGGGCGGGGGCGGGATGACCTCCGTCGGCGCCCTCGGCACCATTATCGGTCGAGGCGCGTCGCTTATTCTGATGGACGACCTCGTAAAGAACGACCAGATGGCGATGAGTCCAAACGAGCGGGAAAAGCTCTGGGCGTGGTATCAGGGAACGCTGCGAACCCGACTTGAGCCTGGCGGGTCGATAATACTCATTATGCAGCGGTGGCACGAAGACGATATTGCTGGGCGGCTGCTGGAGGCTGCCGAGGGCAGCGGCGAGAATTGGGAGTATATCAGGCTGCCTGCGATTGCCGAGGAGGACGACCCGTTAGGGCGCGTCGAGGGCGAGGCGCTCTGGCCTGAGAAGATACCGCTTGAGGAATTGGCGATGTCACGGCAGGCGGTAGGCGAATACGTCTGGCACGCCAGTTACCAGCAAGACCCGAAGCCGAAAGACGGTATGCTGTTCCAAGCTGAGGATTTTGGCTACTGGAGGCTCCACGAGAACTATTATGAACTCACTAATGCCTACGGCGCGAGTAAACTGGTGCCGAAAGCAACCTGCCGAGTCATAATGAGCCTCGATATGGCTGGGGCGGATAGTAGCCGCGCTGATTACACCGTGGCGCAGGTCTGGGCTGCTACCCCGATGGGCGAACTTATTCTGGTTCATACCGAACGCTTCAAGGCGAAATCGCCCGATATGAAGGAACGGGTAAAAGCCGTGTATATGGCGCACAGGCCAAACTACATACTGGCAGAGAATAACGGTATGCAGAACGCGATCTGCGACGACCTACTGATGATGGGCCTGCCGATAAACAAAACTCCGCCTATGCACAGTAAGGAGCAACGGGCGCAGCCGCTCCTGATGAAATACCAGGAACGGATGGTTTATCATCCGAAGGATTTTGACGGGTATACTTGGGTTAGGGATTATGAATACGAACTGCTGAAGTTTCCAGCAGGGAAAAACGACGACCAGGTGGACGCCGCCGCGCTAGTTGGCGCGGATGTGCCTACTATAGCCGCTGGAGACGGGCTAAGAATTAGCCTTGGCGAACAATCGAGCGTTAACGCTGGCATCGGAGGCTGGTAGTAAATGCCACGGGTATCTTGGTTCCAGAAACTCTTGGGTATATCAACCTCAGAGGCCCAGCGCGAAGCTATCGCAAGTAGCAGTTCCGTGTTCTCGGAATTCGACAGCGACACCCTGACAGGCTCCACGGCGCTTAATACCTACGCCAAAATGATGCGGGACGCTCAGGTGGGCGGCTCCTATCAGCAATTGGTGGCCGCAGTAGTGGGTGGCGGGGTAAGAGTATCGTGCGAGGAGTCGGAAGAGATAGAGTTGTGGGCCAACGCCGCCCTTGACCGCGTCGAAGGCTCCCCACTGGATATGGTTGAGGCCGCGCTGCTAATGGTAGCGTTCGGGTTTAGTGTGCAGGAAGTGGTTTGGCGCGAGTGGGAAGGCAAATGGGAGCCTTATCAGATTATTGAGCGTGCCCCACAGAAGTTCACGTGGGAATGGGACAGTAATGCAAAGCGTAATGTGCTTAAAACTTCGAGCGGGTTCAATACGCAAGAGGCCCCTGTTGGTAAGTACCTGATATGCCGCAATGGTAATAACACAGAAAACCCATACGGGTATAGCATCCTTAAGTCGGCATACAAAAACTGGATGAGCAAGCTCCAGATAATCAAACTTGCCAACGTGTTCCTCGAAAAGAACGCCTCCCCAACCTGATTGCCAAGCCTATCTATCAGACGACAAGCGCGATGGACGCAAGCGTGTTGGAAGCTATGGAGAATATGCGCCAAACAGCTTCAGCAGTGTTTCCCTCTATGTACGAGATTACCCCACTCTCGTTAGGAAGCCCTAACGCAGAGTCCCAATTTAGGGGAATGCTCGGCTACCACGATAGTCAGATCGCACGGGCTATCCTGTCGGAGTCGCTTACGCTTGAGGAAGGCGGGGTTGGCGCTCGGAGTTACGGCCAATCGGCTGCCCACGCTACAGTCCTGAAGTCGAAGGGCGCTATGCTAAGGCGCAAAGTAGCCTCCGCTATAAACGAGCAGTTAATTAGGCCAATGGTGCAATTAAACTACGGCGAAGACGCCCCAATGACCAAGTTCACGATAGATGAGCCGCCTCTGGAACTGCTTGGCGAGTTCACTGACGCCATCGAGAAACTGGTCAATACCGGCTACCTAGCTGGCAGCGAGGACTGGGTTCTGGAGAAAGTGGGCCTTGGCGAAAGCGATATGACAGACGAGATGAGGGCCGCAAAACAAGAAGCCGCTCTGACAGGGTATACTACAGCAGAACAGGATGGAGGTTCTACCGATGGACGAGCCGACGAAGTTCGAGCTTAATAGCGCAGAGCCATTCGAGCGTGATGGTCAGAAATGGTGGCTTGTGTCCACCAGGGCCTTCCATACTGGCGAATACCTCGACAAGGGAGTTAACGCTACGCCTGAGTGGGTAAAGGAAGTAGTCTCAAAGACTCCTACCTATGTTCCGCTCGGCTTCGAGCATAAAGATACAATGTTCGACGGGAAGGGTATGGCCAGAGACTTCACTTATGATGAAGCTACTGGTAGCGTATTCTGTAAAGTCGAAATGCCAGACGCATTGAAATCCGCTGTTGAACTCGCTGGAGTCAGCGGCGTAAGCGTGGAACTAACCGAGGCGGGGGGCATCTCCCAACTCGACATCACGCCCAGACCTCGTATTCAGCTTGCCCAGATGTTTAGTGCCGACAGCGACGAGGCTGATTACGCGCAGGTCATAGAGTTTGCCGCCCAGCGCGGCGAATTGGACAGGCTTGTCAGCGCGGCACAGAGTAAACGCGATAAAGAAAACGCAAAGAAACAACAGGAGGAGGTTGTCCTGATGGAAGACGAAACCCAGGCTGCTGAAGAGGTAGTTGCAGTTGAGGAAGTTGCCGCAGATAATGTGGAGGAAACTTTCGAGGCGAGCGCCGAGCCGCAGCCCGAAGTAGAAGTGAAGGAGACGGCCCAATTTGACGCATCAAGTTTGATTGCCGAGACGGAGCGCCTATCGGCGGAAGTAGCGGCGATGAAGCTAGAGAAAGTCGAGTTTGAGGTTAGCTCCCTCATCAAGGAAGGCAAACTGCCGCCAGCTATGAAGGCGAGCGCAGTCGCCCTCCTGTCTAACGACGTTACCCAAACCATCCAGTTTGACGACGGCCCCAAGGAAAAGTCGGTTGCCGACCTTTTCAGGGAGTTTATTGCTGGAATGGCCCCAACAATGCTCTTTAGCGCCGACGACGTTAGCGGCGAAACTGAAGAGGCAATCCCTGAGCGTATGAAGCCCTTGGCGGAGGCCGCAAAAGCGGGCCGTCGCAAACTAGGAGTTGAGGAATAATGGCCGACCGTACTGCACCACTTAGTACCGAATGGCAGGATGCTGGCAGTTATATGATTGACGGCGAGGTTCTGGCGAGCAACACCGTTTACGCCGGCGACCTCGTTGCAATCAATGCTAACGGCACAATGGAGCCAGCCGACGACGCATCGGCGATCTGCCCGGTGGGCATCGCGCTGAATACTGCGGCTGCTGGCGAAACTGTTCACGTTATCTCCGGCATTATCGCCGAGCTTGTGTGGGCGTCTGCCCAGCAAAGTGACTTGGGCGATCTTGCCTACGCCGCAGGTGGCGGCGCTGTCAAAATTACTTCGACTAACTATAACTGCGTTGGCGTCATCGTCGGATACACCGCCTCCTCGAAGGCCCGTGTGAAGATTGACTTCAACGCCAACCAAATCTTTATGAACCGTGAGACTGGCGAAGCCGACTAAGCAAAGGAGTGTGACTAAGGATGGCACTAGATGCACTGGATACCCTGAGTACCGATGAACAGAATTGGCTCCTTGCTGAGGTGAGTAAGACTTTCGCCGCCGTTGTGAAGCCTGATATTCCGGGCGTCGAGCGGTTTGCTACTCGCTTACCAGGTTCCGCGCTGACCTATAAGAGCAGTTCTTTTAGCTATGCGGGTACAATGCGGGCGTTTGATGGTAACGCCAAAGTAGAGCAACTGAGCCAGGCTGACTTCGAGATTACCTCCTCGCTTTATCAGGATGGTATTTTCTTGGACAAGCGCCACATTCAGGCCGACCGTACTGGCTATTTGCAGGACGTTCTGTCTATCGCGGTGCCTCAGCTTGCACAGAAGACGCAGGCAACGATTGCGTCTGCCCTGTATAAACTGGTGGACACTTGCCAGGCCACTAATACCAGCCAGTTTGACGGCCAGTATATTGTGGACACTGACCACTCTTGGCCGATGGGTTATGGCACAAGCCAGAGCAATAAGGGGACGGCTGCTTTCGCTGACTCCGCTCTGAAAGCCGCCTTCGAGGCTATGCGCGGGTTCAAAGACCCATCTGGCGACCCGCTGCTGGTACAAGAGCCGAACGTGCTGATGGTTCCTAACGCCCTCTACGAGGATGCGCTGGACGTTATTCGGCCCCGCACTGTTTCTACTGGCGGGGAGAACCGTCTTGAGGGCATTGTGGACGTAATCCGCAACCCGTATATGACCGAGACTAATGACTGGTACTTGATGGATTGCTCCGGCGTAATCAAGCCAATGGTGTATTACATTCCTACGTTTGGCACCGATGGCTTGGCCAACCCGCGCATTGAAATCAACGACGTTAAGAACCGTAACCGCTACGAGATATATGTCTGGCTCGATTATGCGGTTGCGTGGTCTGGTCTGTGGTGGCTTGTCTACGGAAGCACTGGTGGGTCGTAACTAATGGCCTATTGTCTGCAAGCCGATATAGAGACAACGGTGGGGGTCGGACTCAACACTGAGCCTGAGTCCGCTCCCACCTACGATGTATACTTGGATTTGGGCGCTACCCAAGTAACTCGTTGCATAGCTTCAGCCGACGCGGAGATTGATATGTACCTCGCGGCTGTTGCCACTGTGCCGTTCACGACTGTTCCGGCAGCCGTCAAAGAAGTCTCTATTCTGCTCGCAGCGGCGAGAGCTTTGGAGCAGGGCCGTCTTGATTACGTTGTGCAGGACGGCCCTGACCCTGAAAGCCTTGGGAAGATACCGAGGTCTAACGCCCTTCGCGCCGAGGGCCAGCGCAAGTTGCAACTTATCAAGGAGAACGCAACCGCCTTGCTTGGTGCGTCCGCAGGTAGCGGTGCAAGCGCGGGTATACCAGTATACAATGACCCGCCTGAACGCTTTACCGAAGACGAAATGGATACCTGGGTGTAATCTAAATGGCAGTAGTAAAGGGCGGCGGCAGGGCTATTCTCAGCCTGAATACGACCGAACTTGTCGGCATGGGCAACCTGCTAAAAGAGGCAGGCGCTCGGCTCGGCAGAGTTGGGTTCAAGGACGCCCTGAAAGCTATGGGTATGTACGGACGCGACGAGATAAGGAAGGGGCTTGCCAAGGGCGAGGCTATGGGGGTTCCGTTCGAGGGCCTTAGCGAAAAGACGCTTGGCGGGAAGGTAAGTAAGTTGGTAGGCGGCGTTGAGACCTACCCGTGGAAGCGCAAAAAGCGTAGGGCTTTCGGCACAACGCCACTGTCCGCCACGAATACGCACATTATGCCGTTCGTGAAAAGCTGGCAGGAGCCAGGTGACTCAAAAGCCGTATTTATCGGCATAAAGGACACCGCTCCAGAGAAGGCTCGCAAAGTAGCCGCTGGACACCAGACAGGCGCAGGCGGCAACAAACAGCGTGAATGGCTCGCTTTAGGTGACGCGCAGACAGCGATGATGAGCAAGATCGCAGGGCAACGTATCTTTCGATATTTGGAGACGCGTATTGCTCGCAAGGCGCTTCCCGTCCCAACAGAAGGAGATTAGACTGAGTGGCACGCAGCGACATAAAATCTGATGTCATAGACTTGCTGGGTGACTCCACAATCCTCAAGGCAATCTATGATAAACCGTTTAGATTGGTGCCCAAGCCTGTTTACCCGTGTGCCTGCGTGGTGATACTTGGGTCAACTCGCAATATGGAACAGGCGCACAGGTATAGCGAGAAAGCCGACGTGCTGATTGGCTTGTTCCTGCATCCTGCGAAGCCAGACCAGTCACAACAGGTGGAAGACCTCGACGACCTGATAGACGAGGTTTTGGGCATATTCGCCAGCGAAGAGGCTTCAGGCTCGCTCCAGATAATCACAGAGGACTCGGACGACCCTATGGTGACTGCTGAGGTTGGCCTTTCTGCGGTAGACGCTGAGGGCGATATGCTTTCGTGGAGCGCGATGATTTCTTTTGTGGCAAGGAGGGTTGTGGCAGTCTGATGAAGATAATCTGCTACATACCTTACGACAAGCGCAAAGGATATAAGGTTTCCGAAGCCTACGAAGCCGCTGTAGCCGCTTTGGGGCCTGAAGTGATATATCGGCCAGTTCGACTCACGAAAGACGCTCCTGAGCTTCCTGGCGCGATAGAAGTGGTAATCGAAAAGCCGCCAGCGGATAACCCGCCGCAATCTATGTTCGCTGCCGCTATTCGGGAATGGTGCAGGCTTGATTTCCTCGAAACCGATGCCGATTGGCTTGTCTTCATCGACGCCGATTGCGTGGTAGGCAAGGACTTCGGCAAACTGCTCCCTGACTCCGAAGAAATAGTGACAGCCCTGTACACCGCGAGGGGGAACGCTGCCGCGTATCTCGCCTTCGATATGGTGAAGGGCAAGCGGGTTGATATAAAGCGCCCCGACCTGATTGCACACGCAGAAGACAGGCGTATGCAGGTAGGGTGGAGCGGGATGGGGGCAACCTTTATTCCGCGCCGTGCGCTGGAGAACATTAGCTGGACTAAATATAAGCTGAGTCCGTGGCCTATTGAGACAGGTGAAGATGGTTTCTTCTGCCTCAAAGCCGCCAAACTCGGCATCCTGACTTACATTGACTGGTCAGTACCCGTGCGCCATTACTCCGAAGACGGGATGGGCGTGTGGATTGACGAGGAGTTGAGAGGCTTTATGAGTACCAAAAAGAAGAAGGGCGGAAGCGCCGGCAGCGGGATCGCCGGGGTTCAATACCTTGGCTCCTCGCCTGTTGACCACCCGATAATCAAGAGAGTGTACCCCGGCGTGTTTAAGGCTGTCCCTGATGAAGCCCTCCGTGCCGCGCTTGTTGCAAGCGGGCAGTATATGGAGGTATTCGACGAGCCAGACGCCGAACCCAAGGAGGATGAGGACTAATGGCTACCCAACACGTTACAGCAAGTTCGCTACAGCGCGTAGCGATGGCGATTGAAGACCCCGATGCTTACGGTGATGCCGTACAGCCGTTGTACCTGCTCGAAGAATACGATAACACGCTGGACTTCAACCAGGGTGTAGTCGAGCAGCGCGTTCACGCAGGCACAGGCCAGCGTATCCACGTTGCTCGCGGGTTCGGCCAGCCAGAAGGCAGCCTGCCCGTGCTGATTACTCCTGACAAGAGCGGCGCGATGCTTTATGCGCTACTTGGAGCGGTCACGCCTTCGGGTGCCGCTGCGCCATATACTCACACTATCGTCCCGTCTACCGATGGGTCGCGGCCCTCGATGACTTTCGAGCATCGTTACGGCAACCTCTGGCGCATATTTAGCGGGATGACAATCTCGCAGGCCGACTTCACCGCGAACAACGGCGATATGCTTCGCGCCACGTTCCAGGTAAGCGGCAAGGAGTCGCTGGAGTACGACACAACCCAGTCGGACGCCGCCGTTGCGTGGGACGCCCTGAACGTAATCACGTCTCCAATGATGACCATATCGCGGGACGACGTAGAGGTTACGGATACCTACAACCCAAGTTGGACGATTACGAATGAACTGGTCTTCGCGGCCCCGCAGCAGGCTGGTGTTTACACGCCTCGCACTGGTGCAGGCGCTGGCGGAGTCTCCGCTACCATTAGCTTCTTCGTCCATTCGGAGTCGGACGACCCTGAGGGGCCGCTGCTCCGCTCGTTCTATGGCGACAGTGGTAGCGCGTATCCGTTCGGGCCAGCGTCGGGCGAAATCCCGCATATGAGTATCAAGTTCGAGTTCGAGTCGAACGAGGAAGTAGGCACCTCTGGAACCAATTACGGGCTGACGTTTGAGTTCCCGTATGCTCGCGTCCTGTCCTGTGCCCGTGGCGAGTTTGGCGGAATGAACGGGTGGAATATCCAGATGGTTGCTGACATTGACCCCTCAACAGGATATCCTGTGGAGATAACCGTCGTGAACGCGATGGCAGACTTGACGGTTGAAGGTTCGGCAATAACGTAAAGGGAGGAGTTTAACAGAAATGGCGGATGCTAAGAAGAAAGGCCCAAGCGACAGCGAGATAGCGGAAGCGATGCAAGAGAAGCGGCAACTCGTTGAAGAATTGGTAATGGAGCATAACACTGGCGAAGGCATTGTATTGCACAGTCAAGAGTTCGCAATCACAATGCCTTTCGCTTCAGACGTGCAGATTATCGTTGCGCCCCTGAAGAAGGGGAAGTGGGACTCGCTACGGGCTGACTACCGCAAGGCGCTCGTAGGGCTGGACGAAGAGGAAGACTTGTGGAAAGTGCAGCAGGTCAGCGAAGACGCAAAACTGGCGTTCGTGCTGGCCGCAATCAAGATCGAGAAAGACGGCCAGACCACACCCGCAACGAAGGAATGGATTGACGACAACCTGACAGAGGGAGACCTTACCTACCTGTTCCAGTCGATACAGGCAGTGAATACCGCGCTCCCTTTCGTCAAGAAGTCGGAGAAGGAAGAGGGCGATGGTACGACCGCGCCCTCTTAAGGCATTTCCTCCATTTTTCGGAGGATGAACTAAACAGCCTCACTACGGTTGAGTGGGCTGGTTACGTTGCGATACTGGCCCAGATGAAGAAGGACGGCGTGATAGGCGTAACGATGCCGTCGATAGGAGGCTGAGATGGCAGACCCGCTTGTAATACGAGTTGAGATGAAGGGAACCGCTGAGGTTCTTCAGCAACTCCAAGCGCTCGGCTTCCAGTTCAACAAAGTCGGCACCCAAGGCGGCGAAGGCATTAAGAAAGCTGCCGCCCAGTGGAACATAATGGAGTCGGCAATCACTCGTACAAAATGGGCAGCGGCATCCTTTGCGCTGTCCATAGCCTCTTGGCGTACCTTCAACTTCTTCCGTGACGCTACCCGTGACGCGATTGCCTTCGAGAAGCAACTCCACGTTATCCAGTCGATTTCGATTGGCGAGAATATCAACCTGTCCAAGCTGGAAAAGGATATTGACACAATCGCCAACGCTACCGCCAAGCTGCCGATGGACGTTGCGGTGGCCGTGCGCGAAGCCCAAAGCCTGATGAACACCAATATCGAGACGGCGCTGAGTGTGGCTGCAAATGCGGCCCAGTTATCCGTTGCGATGAACACCGATATTGGCTCTGCGGTTACAATGCTTACGCGCAGCCTCGTGGCTTATGGTGACAAGGTAAAGAATATCAGCGAGATCACCGAAGCCTTCTATGACGCCGTACAGATTGGTGGCGCGACCGCGCAGGAGTTTGCTGAAACCTGGTCGAAGGCAATCACGGCCTCAGCAGTAATCGGCCAGTTGCCCCCGCAGGTCTCCGCCGCGCTCTTCGGTACAATTGAGCGGACTTGGGGAACCCAGCGGGGCGCTACCTACGCAACCCAATTTATCAAGCAACTCTATTACCCAACCGACAAGAAGCGCGGAACGTATGACGCGCTTGGCATAGACATTCTGCAAAGCGGTGACTCAGCAGAGAAGTTTATTGCCACGCTGACCAAGATGCGCGAGGCCGTGAAGCAGAAGCGCGTGCAGTGGGACGACTTCTTCGACCAGCGTTCAATGAACGCGGCTCTGTCGCTTATGGGTAGCGACTGGGACACGTTTATAGGCACCGCAACGGACAGGACTAACGACTTGGCCGAAGCAACGAAGGCTATGCAGGCTACTACCCAATACCAGTTGGATTTGGCCCGCTCTGCGTGGAAGACATTCACCAAGAGCATAGGCGAGTCAATTTTAACCGAAGCTATGCCCGCCATTACGCTTATGAACTCGTATCTTGGACAAGGTAACTCTGTGTGGGCCGCTGCTGGCAAGACGGCAGCAATCGGCACCGCGAGGGTAGGCTTTGGCGTGGCGTCGCTCGCCCAATATGGGGCCTCATTCATTGGTGACATCGGGGTTGGCCTGATAGCTGGCTATAAGCCAGGCGAACGCGCTCCGTTTCAGGGGTGGCGCGACCAGTTAATAGGCAACCAAAGCACTTTTAATAGGGACGTGAATAGCTACGTTCAGTCGGAGGCGCAGGCCGCCGCCGTCGAGCAGCAACGCCGTCTGGAGGAATACACGAAGGCAGCGGTAAGGCTAGGGGGAGGCACAACTGGCGGCAATCCCGCTGCACCATTAGGGTCTCTTGTGGGCGGCGCCGGCGGCGGAGGAGGCGGCGGTAGGCCGTCGTTTGACTGGAACGCCGCGTTAGAGCGGGGTATGGTCGCTGTACGCCCCTCTGATGGAATGTGCCTCGCCAACGTGTCCTCTATGGCTACTTTCCTGCACAAGGCGGGCGTGCCGTTGGCGGAAGGCTTCGCCCGAAACAATATGGGTAGCGCCGCTGCCCTTGGGCGGCTTGCGGCATCGAAGGGATTTACTGATTGGAGGGCCGCGCCAATAGGCTCTACTCTCGTGTTCGGCGGCAGTAGCTCCTCAGGGCACGCCGCGCTAAAGATTTCCGACACTATGGCGCTCCAGAGCATAGGCAATAAGTGGGTAAACACCGCTATCGGCACAGGAAACTTGAGCAAGTTTAAGGGTTACTGGCCCACGCTCAACGTGGCGGCTGCCACTGGCAAGGCTGGCGGCTTCTACCAGCCTTTGACTTTAGAAGACATACTCGCGGGGCCGAGGGCCAGTTACGAGGCTGCTGGCGGGTGGGCTGGTCTGTCTGGCTTGAAATATGGCGAAACGTCTGACCAGCGAACGGGTTGGTTGCGGACAGAAATGGAACGCGGCCAAGGGCTATTGGCCCTGCGTGGCGCTATGGGGATACCCGCCCACGACCCTGAGTCTATGCGGTTGGCTATGGCGATAGAGGAGCTGAACCAGAAGTTATACCGAATGAATGTCGATAGCACTTATGCTGGCTTCGATACGTCTCGCAAGCGCAGTCTGCTAGGCGTACAGGCCCAGTTGACTGACGACCCACGGGAACAGTTGGCATTTTATCGTGAAAGTATCCAGCTTTTAGACCAAGAAATATCAGACCGCACAAAGGTTGTTGTAAGTCTGGATTTGCAGGAAGAAAAGGAAGACAATATCAACCAACTAAAGCTGGCGCGAAAGGCGTTGTCGGACGACGAAGCCCGTGTGACCGCTGCCATAGCTGCCACTCAAGCCGCAAGGGTGGCCGCAGCAAACGAGGAGTTGCGTATAGCCAAGGAAATGGTGGCAGCCCAAATGCAGTTGGAGGCGCTTGCCGACAGACTAAACTACAATCCTATAAGGGAATGGGCACTCGAAAATATAATCAACCCCAACAGGGCGCGAGAACTCAACGGGGAACTGCCCTATCCTGGTATATCAGGCAGTGACTTTAACGACCCTAACATTATGGGGCCGTCTGGTATGACCAGTATGAGTTGGCTCCCTACGGGGCCAGCGATAATGGGCGGCGCTCAGTATCAGAGCGCGTTAACGCAGCGTGCCACGGCTATAATGCTATCCGACGGCGTGGGCTATGACGAAGCTCTCAGGCTGGCGCAAGACGAGATGGTCTCAGACCCGCGCAGCAAGATCGGCACAATGCAGTACCTTCAAGCCTTTGGTATGCTGTCACAGATGACTGGTATGGGCGGCAAGGCTGGTGGGATAGGCTCGGTACTGTCGAGTTACTCGCAGGGTGTGTCTATGTGGTCGATGCTGGGCGGAACTGGCGGAGGCGCTTCGATGCTCGGACTTGGTGGCGGCTCGATATGGGGCGTCGCTGGCGTCCTGCTATCCGGTTTGGGCGGCCTGTTTAAGAAGGACAAGGTGGACTACGAAAAGTGGCTCTCCAAGATTGCCGCCAACACTGGCAAGATGGCCGAAGCCTATGATACCGCTTACGCTGCTGGGCCGCGCTCGGTAATGCCGACGGCTATGGCGTTCGCTGGAATGAGAGGTGCCTTCTAAGATGTCTGTGACCTCGTGGGAATTGAACGGTGTGGCTATGGGAACTGGAGGCGGCTCCAACGTCCGCTTCGCAGGCCGACCGCTGAGGCGGCAGGAAAGCGATATGGTAGACGGCAGCGTGTTCGAGATAGAGTTTGCCGATGCCGATAGCCGCTATGACCAGCCGCTCGTTGTGGAGTGCGACTTTGGCCTTACGCCTGCCGCTGAGTACCAGAAGTATCGCCTCTGGTATGATATGCGGACAACCTTCACTCTGGAGATGGGATTACTCGATGGGACGAAAGCGCCTTGTGTCTGCCTGGATACGTCGTATACTTCGTACTATGGCCCTCATCGGCCTTGGAAAACTGGCAGTGTGGCTGTTTACGTTGACAACTCGCTGGTTAATGCGGATGATTACACGCTCGACCTTGGAGCGGGAAAAATCACCTTCGATACACCACTTATTATTACCAACGTCGTGACGGTGACGTTCATACACTACCCAGTGATGAAGTTCACCGAGTTCCAAGGTATTGCTGATACGCCGTCAACTTACTCGATACTAGTGCGAATGACGGAGGTGCGTTCCTAAGTGCCATTCGTAATGGCCGACCTGCTGGCAACCAATGATATGCGCGTCGCTCGCAAGGTGACGCGTTATGCTATTACACGTCCGACTTCGGGGCCGCCATACAATGAAGATACGGGGTATCCGACCCGCGATGCGGGGACGGACATATCAGAATACGTCGCCTCGTGGAGCGTGACGCAGGGCAACCGCAACGCCGCCTCCCAAGCGCAACTTAGGGTAATGCCTGGCCTTACAATCAACATAGGAGATGAAGTAGTAGTACAGGAAATGTACTCCAATATCCAGACGGGGGCGAGTGCGTGGATAAAACAAGGCACTTGGTACGT